TGAAACCAATTTATAGATTATTACCAAAGAAATCATTGGGAGTTCGAGTAGTAGTAGCTGGATTAAGTATGGATTTAACAAATAGAGATAAGATGTTATTAGGTTCTACTTTGAGCGTCACTTCTGCACAACGAAATCAAATAAAACGCGATGTTCGTGGTGTTCAGCCTTCATCCAATGAGTCAATGGCTTGGTCTGGCCCAATAGGAGAATTGTTTTCAGTTTTGTCCATGTCAGAAGAAGGTTTTTCTAGCGGCAAGAACAAAGGCTTGTTGGCGGGTGATTTTGAACAACAATTTGCCATGTCAGGGAAAGTTCTATATTCATCCATGGACGTGTCATCAATGGACAATTCGGTCAACGCTTCAGGAACAACATTAGTGACAAATTTGCTTGGAAACATGTTGAAACAATTATACGGTTCGTCTGATCAATTGTGGGCAAAATCGAACGATTTATACGCCGTATATAATTGGGATAATGAAAAAGGATATTCTATGACTTTTGAGACACTATCTCCAGCTCAAATCGTATATCTGACAGGTGTGCAATTAAGTCAACAAGGATCTGTCGTTTTCCAAGATCCTGTGTTAGGCAAAGCTGTTCTTTTGCCACCACGTGCCTTTCCAACTGGTCGACGTGATACCAGCACGCACCATTCCACGTTACTGTTAACTGTCATCAAGGGAGTAAAACAGTTAATACTTGATTCAACTCTAGAGGAATTGAACAAATTCAGACAAGATCATCTTGAAGTAAGTCCAAAATTATGGAAAGACGTTCCAGAGTTATCAGCAAAAGCGGCGATTGAACTAAAAACAACTGTCGCTGGAGACGATGCTTTCATTGGGGTTTTATCAGTCTATGAGCCGATAATGAATTTCTTTTATGCGATGACAAGTCAAATTTTATTTCTATTCGGATTCAAAACCACCGGTATGACATCATATGAATGTTGGGAATATCTTCAGACTCACATCGCTTTTGGAGCCTTAATTGGAGCACCTGAACGTCTAAGTTTCATCACAGTTGAACGACCACCGTCTGATCCATCAGATGTTCCATTGAATTTATCATCACTGATGACTTTATGTTCAGACATGTCCCACCGTTGCAAAAATCCAAGTAATTTGATGGTTTTAATGAAATCATATTTGGTTACATCACGAACTATGAAGATGGGCACTTTGAATGAGAAGACAGTTAGTGAGGTCAATGAAAAATTAGGATATTCAGCAATGAACAGAACGACATCTGGCAGAGCTGTGTTTTTATATCCTTTACCTATTGGGTGGGCACCTTCTGGAGCTGGGTTTCCATACATTCCGTCATTGATCGAAAGACCGACGGGATTAATGTCAATTGAAACGCCAAATTACATGACCGTGCGAGCAGGCCAATTCTCGGAATGGCTGCTGAGAATGAATTTTAGAGATTTAAAACTTTATAAACCATCCTCAAATCGGGCATTTCCATCAAATTTTGTGATGATGAATCAAACCGATTTGAAAACGCATCTTTTTACAATCACCCAAGTGTTGACCACCTTCAATCGATCTAAATTAAAACAAATGGCGGCGAGGATGTCAGCTAGCAATGAGATAAAAGCTGCTGTTTCGAAGATAGCGGTGAGATTAGTTTCTCACAGTCCAAACTATAAGCGTGATTCATTCACAGCATTCATGCGTGATTTAAAACAAATAAATCATGCTAGGCAACGAAATGGAGAATCAGAACTAAAAATAAATAACAAATTTGTGGGATATTTGAAGAAAATGCAAGACGTCAAAACTTCAATCTATTCTGCATTAGACGCTTCATCTGACGATTACTTACTGGATGCAATAATGTTGGCGAACATATTGAAGATATCGCCTTCAATATTGTATGCTCCAATGGCATTAGTTTTTGAACGCGCTCTTGACGTGTTAGTGTGTCAAACGACATCTCCAATTTTAATGAATCCAGAAGGATGTAGCGTAATGAACATGACTCCGGCTTGCAATTGTTCTTTAGCTAGATTCAATACTTCGTTATTTGGATATTTAACTTCAAGCGACTGCCAAGAATATGAATCAACAGCTGGTGGCGCTGTTTTAAATGCTGATATGTTAAGTGAGGCCGCTAGATTTTTCAGAGAAGGTTATTTGGAATTATTTCTTCGTATTTTGTCAACAAATCCATCGGAAGAGAGATTGTTACGAAAAATAGTTCAAGACAAGACTTCTCGTTTGTATCGATCAACAATATTCAGGCGAAAAGATTTGATTTCAGCTCCCACAACGAATTTTGTTTATATGAACACTATTTTTATCGGCACTTATACTTCTCCAGCACAAATTTCATTGATGAAAGATATTTACGTTGGCTTTTCTAATAAATTTTCACGCTTTCAACTTTTATCGTTGCAATTCACGTCTCGTAACTACTAATTGTCGGAGTGATGTCCAGC